TAGCAAAAGCATTGCCGGAAGAAGCAAAAGCATTAGTGGAATAATATGAAACAAGATAAACAACTAGAGAAATTTATAACTGCATTAAAAAAAAATTACACATACATATTCAATACAGATGAAGGCAAAGAAGTTTTATCTGACCTTGAAAAAAGATGTCATTATCATTCTACCACTAATGTAAAAGGTGATAGCCATGAAAGTGCATATATGGAAGGACAGCGTAGTGTCATTCTATTTATTAAATCAATGCTACGAAACGATAAGGAAAAATAAAAATGTCAAATGAACAGATAACACAAGAAGCTGTGCCTGTAGAACAAGCGACTACAGAAACAACACAACCTACAACACCAGCAACTACACCCGCTGCACAACCAACATCATCTTGGAAAGATTCTATTAGTGAAGAGTATAGAGCTGATCCAAGTATAGAAAAGTTTACAGAGATAGATGCGTTAGCAAAAAGTTATATCAACGCAACTAAAATGATTGGTCAAGATAAAATAGTTATACCAACAAAAAATTCTACACAAGAAGCATGGGATGAAGCCTACGCAAAATTAGGTAGACCAGAATCTGCAGACAAATATGCTTTAGATGTAAAATCAGATGTTGTTCCTTTTGATGAAACTGCAATTAAATCTTTTGCAGAACAATCACACAAACTTGGTTTAAATAATAAACAAGCTCAAGGTATATTAGAGTTTTATAAAAACAATATGGAAGGCTCTGCACAACAAGCAAAGATAGATACTGAAACTGCTCAATCTCAAGCTGAACAACAATTAAGACAAGAATGGGGTAGAGACTTTGAAGGTAAAGTAAAACAAGCTGGTGCATTAGCTAAAGCTAATATCAATCCAGAAGTATTAGATATGACTTTATCAAATGGTACAAGACTTGGTGATCATCCAGAGATTATAAAAGGCTTTGCAAAAATAGCAGGAATGATGTCAGAAGATAAAATTGTTTCAACTGAAAGTGAAAATGTAAATACAGTTGCTGACATTGAAACTGAAATATCAGCTATTACTAATGATACTGATGGACCTTATTGGAATAAGCAACATCCAGATCACGATAAAGTAGTACAACAAGTTTATACATTAAGAGAAATGCTAAATGCAGATCAATAATCTTAATGATCAAGAAATTCGGTTAGAAGTATTGCGGTTGGTTAAGGAGACAGGATCTGAAGTTCAGAAAAATGATCCCTTGCCAATCGCTGAAAAATATTATAATTGGATAGTAGGTAAGAAAATTCGCAAGAACCTTACTGGCAAGAAGGAATAGACTTCTAGTCTAAAAGACTTTAAATCCAAGAATTGCCTATCAATTAAGATGGATAACCTTTCTGATTTTTTTAAACTAACAATAATAATGGAGAGACAATTATGTCATCACAAATAACTACAGCATTTGTACAGCAGTATTCTGCTAACATACAAATGTTATCTCAACAAATGGGATCATTATTAAGAGACAAAGTCAGACAGGAAAGCGTTGTTGGAAAAAATGCTTTCTTTGATCAAGTTGGCTCAGTAACTGCTCAGTTAAAAACTAGCAGACACTCAGACACTCCGCAAATAGACACTCCTCACTCAAGAAGAAGAGTATCTTTAGCTGATTACGAGTATGCTGATCTTATTGATCAACAAGACAAAGTAAGGCTCTTAATTGACCCTACATCATCTTACGCACAAGCCGCTGCTTTCGCAATGGGAAGAGCAATGGATGATGTTATTATCGCTGCTGCAACTGGAACTGCCTTTACTGGTGAAACAGGTGCAACAAGTGAATCTGCACAAACTGCAATTGCAGCTAGTGTTGGCTCAACTACAGGTTTAAACATTAGTAAATTAAGAGCTGCTAAAGAGCTTCTTGATCTAGCTAGTGTTGATCCCTCAATCCCTAGACACATAGTGTGTGGTCCTGAGCAAATTACTAACCTTCTAGGAACAACTGAAGTAACGAGTTCTGATTTCAACACAGTGAAAGCACTGGTTAATGGTGAAGTTGATACGTTTCTTGGGTTTAAATTCACAACATCTACTAGACTTGCAAAATCTGGAAATGACAGAACTGTTATAGCTTTTGCACAAGATGGTATTTGTTTGGGAGTTGGTAAAGATGTAAATGCAAGAATAGACGAGAGAGCAGACAAATCGTATGCTACTCAAGTTTACTACTGCATGAGCATTGGAGCTACTAGAATGGAACAAGCAAAAGTTGTTCCAATAACTTGCACAGAAGCATAATAGGAGATATATATGACAACTAAAAATACAGACCTAGTAGCTAACTTTGAAGCTACTCCTCAGGTTGCAAATAGTGCTGCTGAATTAGCGGGTGTTCTTAGAACAGCTCATGGTTCAGTTGAACTTGCAGCAGGAGATAGTACTGATAACGATATTGTTATGTTAGCACCTATTCCTTCTAATGCTGCTGTTCCACAACTTTTTGTTGGTTCAGACACATTAGGTGGTTCGTGTACATTCAATGTTGGTATATACAAAACTGATGGTACAGTTAAAGACGAAGATGTTTTTGCTACTTCAGTAGCTGATGAAGCTGCTCTAACAGATGTTCGTTTTGAAGCTGCTGATCTAAACACTGGCTCTCAAAAACTTTGGGAATTAGCTGGTGATAGCACAGATCCGGGAGGATACTTCTATATTGCGATTACTTTTAACGCAACTGGTGGTACTGCTGGTACATTAGCTTGGAACATTAATTACGTAGTTAATTAATAAATAAAATTTTAGGCGGTGGAAGCGAGAGTGGAAACCGCCTAGAGTGCATGAAAAAGATACAAGATTTAAAACCTGTATTACATTTTAAAAAAGATAATTATGTATATAGGTATGTATTAGTAGATAGGTTTAAACATGATACTAAATATCATAATGGCTTTGATACTAAACAAGAAAAGACAACAGAAGAAATATTTGCGTTAGAAAAAGATAGACAAATAAGACGTAAGTATATTATAAGGAAGTGATATGGCATCAACAGTAGACATTTGTAATGGAGCATTAAACCAGTTAGGTGCAACAACTATTCTTTCACTAACAGAAGATTCAAAAAACGCAAGACTTTGCAACTCAAGATATACTCAAGTAAGAGATGGTTTATTTAGAACACATCCTTGGAACTGCTTACAGAAAAGAGTTGAACTAGCAGTAGACACTACAGCTCCTGCATGGGGTTTTAGTTATGCTTATACATTACCATCAGATTGTTTAAGGTTGCTGCGAATATTAGATTATGATTCTAATTACAAAGTAGAAGGTAGAAAAATATTAAGTAATACATCTACCATGAAAATATTATATGTTGCTAGAATTACAGATCCTAACGAATATGATGAATTGTTAAGAGAAACTTTATCTGCTTCTTTAGCTGCTGATATTGCTTTTGCAGTTACTTCTAATAATACTACAGCAACAAATATGTATAATTTATTTCAAGATAAATTAAAAGATGCTAGATTTGTAGATTCAACAGAAGGTCAAAATGTTGAACAAGATTTAGGCATGACAGATGTTATAGACGCAGGTACATTTATTAACTCAAGGTTTTAAACCATGGCTAGAGTTGCAGTTGAACTAACAAACTTTACAGGTGGTGAGCTATCGCCAAGATTAGATGGTAGAACTGATTTAACTAAATATACATCTGGCTGTGCAACATTGGAAAATTTAGTAGTATACCCACATGGTTCAGCAGCTCGTAGACCCGGCTCTACATTTTTAGCAGAAGTTGCTAATAGTGCAAACAAAACAAGATTAATACCTTTTGAATTTTCTACAACACAAACTTATATGTTGGAGTTCTCAAACTTAAAAATGAGAGTATACAAAGATAGTGGTGCTGTATTAGAAGGAGATAAAACTATATCTGGAATTACACAAGCTAATCCTGCTGTAGTAACTGCAACCTCACATGGTTATTCTAATGGTGATGAAGTAGTTATTACTGGTGTTGCAGGTATGACAGAAGTTAATGGTAAAAGATTTTTAGTTGCAGACAAAACTACCAATACATTTGAATTACAAGATAAAGATGGTGTTGATATAAACAGTTCAAGTTTTACT